AGGATAGGTACAGAATACGTTTTTAGTACCTGCGCTAAACGATACAGCAGAGCCTGTAGACGATGCAATAACTGTAGTCCTAGCCAATGTACCGGCAGCAACAGTTCCTAGTCCTACCTCCCACTCTGAACCGCCTACGATAGCGTAGTAAGTTGTATTACCGTTACCTATTGCAGAGGAAAATGTTTGAAAGCCACTAACAGCACCGGCAAGTGTAAGAGTGCCAGTACCAGTAGTGGTAGATGTTTCCTGTACCCTATCCTTGACTATAAGAGGCATAACTTACCCCTAAGATAATGTTACTGAAAGGCTACCTGAAGCGATTTTGAATATATCGCCAGTATCAATTGCTTTAGATACGTCTAATGGAGTGTGGTATAAAAGATTGCCGGATGTTGATGCATCCATTAAGCCAATCCAACCTACTGTACCCCATGAGGCTGTAGCCTGTGGGAATGTGCAGTCTGCGTTAGATAGACTAGCACCGTTAGATGGTGCAGCAAATGTTACGGATGTACGTGCGTAAGAGCCACCAGATACTTCTGTACCTGTATTAGCATCTGTAGGGTCACTTGTGTAAAGTGCCACGTAGATTGTTGTTGGTGCTGTGTAAGATGTAGCTCGTAGCGTTACATTGATTAGAGCATTTTCTAAATAATTTGAAATTTCGGACATAATGTTTCCTTTATCGTGTTGCTATTGAGATTGAAATAGGTGACCCAGCATATTCGCCTTGGTCATCTGATACGGTTAAAGCAGTTAAACCTCGGTCATACATTGTTGCCCAAGTCTGTAGACGTGAGTCATTCATAAGATAAGGTTCTGCCTCACCCAAAGCACCGTAAAGTAACAGGTCTGGACAGATAGCCATAAACGCATTTGATGGTACTGTGCTGCTCATGAATACTGGTGCTGCGTAATATAGAAGTTCTATTGTGTAGTTACTGTCTGGTACTGGAGATAATTGAAACTCTTGTGCTAGGACAGTATATTGATGCGGTAGACCAGAGTCCATAGTGCGAGAGTTACGGAATAATGCGCTAGGTGACTGGTACTCTAATGTTGCAACTGGATTTGTATTTAGGTGTATGTCACGCATCTGCAAGAAGTCTGACGGTAACTCTACTGTAGAATCGCCTGCTACTGCTGTCGTTGTTACTACCTTTAACATTTGGCGAATACGTAATTCCCTACGTAAACGTGTTTCAGCAAGCCTGATAAAGTCAGGAATCATTGCCGTTAAATCGCTACGTGCTAGGTAACTGGCAATCGTAGTCTGTAAATCCGTGTAGTTAGTAAGACTCATATTCTACCTGCCCTTGTGCGAAATGCCCTGTTATCAGGGTCGTTTAACCATGCGTTAAATCTTTTCTTGTCTATTACTGCAAAGCCTCGTGTAATGCCTTGCTTTTCTAATTCTGCGAAAACTGTGAGCGGTATAGATGCTACCTTGTTGCCGAATGCATCCTCACTCCATCTTTTACGTTCGTCTTGAGCAGCGTACTCACGCTTATTCATCTCAAGTATGCCAGTTATGTCTTGGCTTTTAGCAATGATTAGCTCATCACCATTATCTATGAATGATGTATCTGTAATGCCGTTGGATATTATATTGCTCATAAGACCTCATAATGGGGGAGAGTTTCCCCTCCCCACATATCTAACTAACTATTAAGTTAAGTCAGCGATAATACCGTGTGCTGCTTCGTTCTTAACTTCTAATGTGTACTCTACCAATAGTTGAGTTACATCAGCATCGCCAGTTTTGGCTAGCTCATTAGTTTGGAATGGACGTAAGTAAGCTACTGAAGCCATTTCTGGGTCTAGTAAGAATGCTACGTCATCATTGTCTGAGTTAGGAATAAAACGGTTAGGCACGATAGAGATAGTACCAAAGTCAGAAACATACACGTCAGCAGCACCGATGATAGATGCTTGAACATTGCTAGGTACGTCTTTATAACGTGTAGCGATACCGGCAAATGTAGATGCAACTACTTTTTGAGCTGGAGTTACCATCAAGATTGTTGGTGAACCACCGCTTACGTAAGCAGCTTGGATAACTGTGTTTAAGATAGTTGCTGTGAAAGCACGGTCTGTACCAGTAGTACGTGCAGTAGTACCAGAAGCACCAGCAGAACCACCAGAACCGTTAGAAGTGTTTGAAGCTAACCATGTTTGTAGACCACCCAAAGTACGAGCAGTTGTAGCATCACCAGCAGCAGCAACTTGGTTGCTTAATAAGATAGCTTCCATGTCACGTTTGATTTCGGCAGAAGCCTTAGCCAATTGGTATGCTTTCTCAGATTTACGACCAGCTTTGTTAACTGTTTCCAAAGTACCAGAAACTTTAACAGTTTTAGCAGAGATTTGAGTACGGTTACCAATACGAGTAGTAGGTGACAATGTTGCATCAGATGCAGCAGCACCCTCAACTACAGCGTTAGAAGTGTTAACAGCAGCCAAGCTGTCTTTTTGCCACTCGTGGTATACGGCAGTAGCAGAAGTCTTACCAACAGATGTCATGAATGGAGTATCTGTAGGAGAGATGTTGTAGATTACATTAGCCAAGTCTTCACGTTGACCAATGGCGGTATAGGTTTGATATGTTGCCATGATAATTCCTTAAATAAAGTTTTCAAAAGCAGAAACCGCATCACGGATTTTGCCTGTTTTTTGTAGTTGAGCCATAGCCTTCTTATGCTGGTCAGTATTTGTTGCTGTATTACTGTTACCAGACTTAATAGTCTTAGGCGGTTCACTAACCCTCTTGTTTAGTTGAGGCTTAGATTGTTGTAATTTATCGTACTGCATTGCCTTATACAATGCCATAACGTGCCGAGCATCACGTACTGCTGATAACTCTTGGTCTGAGAATCCTAAGTTCTTTGCGAATGAACGCAAATCTGACCTTAGTGCCTCTCCCTTAACTGGGTCGCTATATTCCGGTAGTGATTCAGATAGTACAGCAGCTTGTTGAGATAAGTATTTTTGCACCTCTTGCTGTTGCTCTGCTTGTTGCATCTCTGCAATGCGTTGTCTTTCAGCTTGAACTGCGTATAACTTCTCTTTATTCTGCGACATCTCTGCCACTCGTACAGCGTAACCAATAGGGTCGGACTCTTTTAAGTAGTCCAAGTCTTCCTGTGGCTGTTGAGCATTAAGTAACTGCTCCATTGCCTGCAACCGTTCTGCATAAGCATCGCGCATATATTTGGCTTCTTCAATAGCTTTTTGTTCAGCCTCTACTGCTTTGCGTTGCTCTGCTACTTGTTGCGTCTTTTTGGTGTAATCTGCACCTTGTTGCGCTAGTGATTTTAGTTCAGTTAAGGTTAGTTCTTTATCCTCGCCACCGACTTTAACTTGAAACCGTTGTTCGTCTTGGTCTGGTTCAGACTCCTCTGAGCTATTATCTTCTTGCTCAACTTCTTGCTCGTTACCACCTTCATCATTCTCTTGTTCTGGTTGTGCTTCTGCTTGCCCTTCTTCGGGTGCATCTTCACCGCCCATTAAACCTAAGAATGCGTTTGTTGCTTCATTGATAGTGCCATTACTTTGTGTGTCACTCCCGTTAGGGTTGGTGTCGGTAGTCATTTAAATCTCCAAATGCTAGTGCGCCTAGCCACGTTTTATAGATACTATAAAATCTTCCAGCGTTTGGCATTAATCTTGCGGTCATCTGCCATGCCAACTATATGTGCCATTACTTCACGGATGGCTGTTAGCTTTGTGTAAGCATCTTGTCGCTCATCGTAATCGTAAAGCGGTGAATTAGCCCACCGTAGCATTTGTAAATCTTCCATCTCTTTAAATACATCCAAGAAGTTTTGGTCTTGGAGCATATTGTTTGCCCACTCTGATTTGGTCATTTATACACCATAGGTTGTGTTAATATCAAAGTTTTCTTCCATATCTTGTGGTTCAGCCTTTATACCACCTTTTACCATTTCATTCAAGCTAGTGATGGCTGACATAATAGCGTTAAGCTGTTCTGTCTGTAGTTTACCGTCTGTTGCCTGTGTTTTTAGCTCAAGCTCCATCTGTTTCAATTGAAGCTCGGCTTCCTTGATACGGTAGTCACCTTCCATTTGCATTTGTTTCTGTTGCATCTCTAGTTCTTTACGAGCGTTATCTACCTGCATTTGCTCACGGTCTAGTTGCAACTTAGCTTGGTTAGTTTGTGCAGTAAGTTGAGCCTTGTCTGCTTCTACTTTGGCATATAACTGTGCTGCTTCAGACGTTGGGTCAGCAGGTGGCTGTGATGCTGCCTGCATTATTTGCTGTTCAACCTCTGGTGTAATGTCATTAATGAATGATGTGGTGTCTTTAAAGCCAGCCATCTCAATCATGCGACCAAGAGTGCTGCGATATTGCGTTACAGTCACCAATGGGTTGTTAGCACCGTACTTGCCGATGATTTCTTCCTGTTTAGACATAATCATTTGCAACATAGCAATCTGCTCTTGACGGTTACCGTTACCCAAGCCTACGTTGATTGATACATCGTATAGGTCAGACCATTCACGTGGGTCATAAGATACCCATTTGCCACGCATACGGATTGTCTTGGCTTGGTTTTGGTATTTGCATAGTAGGTGCAAGATGCCACGGAATAATGATTTAACACCTGTTTCAGCAAAGATACGAGCCATTAGCTCTAGCTTACCTGCTGACTGTTGCATCATGGCTGCCACGGCTGTTGCTGTAGTGTTCTGAAGCACGTTAGCATCAAGACCTTGCTGTAGGTCACTAACACCTGTACGTTTAGCCTGTACACCGTCTAAGTATTCCATCATCGGGAATGATTGACCGGCTGTGTTCTGTACGTTTAGTTGTGTAACTGCTGCGTTATTCTTAACACGAACAACACCACCGGCAGTAGACGTTAGTAAGTCATCTAGGTTTACTTGACCCTCTACGGCTGTAACACGGGCATTGTTTGTTAGGTACAAGTTGTCTAGCATCTGACGTAGGATAGTAGACTTTGTTAGTTGCAAGTCCATTGTCCTATCGGCTAGTGATTGACCAAAGAACTTATGTGGAATAGGAATCGGGCATACAGAGTGGAATGGCACGTAGTCGCATTCTTCATTAGACAGTATTGTTTCACCGCCTAGGATAACCCTGCGTAGCTCTAGTAAGCCGTTATCGTTAGTATCTACCTTGATGTAGCACTCAAATATCTCAACTTCTTCCATTGATAGGTCGCTGGACTGTGTATAGTCTGGCAACTCATCACGACCAAAACGAGCTAAACGCTCTGGTGCGTACTCTAAACGGTCGTTAGCTGGGATTGTGTCTACGATAGACTTCTCGTAACCCATAGCAATCAAGTCACCACGAGCAATCATTCTACGGTGTGCTGTGAATGGTGAGTCTTCAATGGTCTTAGCACGTTTGCTGATTAAGAACTCCTCTGGTGGGACATTCTCAATAGCGATACGGCTCTCATCGTTTATCTTTTGTATTGTAATGTTATGCGTATTGTAAGGCATACCATCCATGCCAATGACTAATTCAGTCACTTGCTTGGTGATTTCCCACTCGCCAGTCTGCATAATCATGGCTAACTCGTCATCGGTTAAGCCTTTATACTTCTCTTTGATGGTGTCTTTCTTTTCTTCCCAGTAGGCTTTAACGACCCCAACCTTCTGAAGCAAGGCATCCTTGAACCAGTTGTGTAGGATTAAGAAACCATCGTTGTCTTTATAGAATACCCAGTTAGCCATGTCACTAGCTTGGTCTGCGAGTTCTTCTTCACCGTTTTTAGTAGGCTCAAAACGCACAGCATCTTCGCATGACGTGAATACACGGATTAGTTGAGGTAATGCACCGTCTACGGCTTCAGCTACCTCACCGGTAACCACTTGGCTGCGACCTTCTACCTCAGTACCGTACTTGTCACGGAAGTAGTAGCTCATCGCATCAGCACGAGCTTGAACCGTATCTGACTCTAAGTAGCCAATAGCGTTATTGATTTCATCAGCAACAAGTGCCTTTAATTCTTCTTGGTTCATCATACGACCCATGCCTTATTTTGTTGTAATGGTTTAGACCATGTTGTATCTACTTCTACTAACCCTATTGCTAAGTACCTAAACGAGTCTGCAAAGTGTGATGACCAATCATGTACTGGCTTATCATAAAACACGTTCTGCTTCTCGTTAAACTCACGTCTATAGTTACGCAATGCTACTAGACCGTTCTTTGTGTGTTCCATATCAAACCAGCATCGTGGCAGCATACGTCTAACTGCTTGAATGCCATCTGCTATAGATAGGCTTGGTGCTACTGTTACGTCTAGTCCAGCTTCCATTAAGACTTCTAAACGACTACGACCTGTGGTCATCTCTCTGACTCTTACATCGTGCGGAAGAATCTGCTGACCTTTATCGTAACCGTTGTCACGTAACCAGCTCACATAATAATCTAGTCCGACTCCGTGGTTCTCAGTACAGTCTACTAGTTGTATCTCTTTGCCGACTATCTGAGCCACCCAGATACAAGTTGAATCACTTACACCTAAGTCCCAGCTACATACAAGTTTAGCTAGACCGTCTTTAGGAACTTTAGTTACTCTGTTCTCGTTGTCGGCATCCATTAGCAATTTGCCAAAATAACTACCCTCCACCGGAGCATCAAAACTGCACTCAAATTCTTGGCGGTATTTATCATCGCCCATCTCATTACGTGCGCTTGCTAACTCTGACGGGTCTATAATGTTTGTTTCACTAGCCCTAAACTCTAAGAACTTCCAACCCTCGGTTACCTGCGCTCTTTGCTTAAACTCAAGGAAATGGTTAGCTCCTTTCGGAGTCCCGATAAATAGACAGAACCCTTTGCGGTCTGCTAGTGCCGGTCTTACTATACTATTCCAGATTTTTGGGTCTTGGTCACCTATTTCGTCTAGGACTACACCATCAAAGTATTGTCCCCGTAAACTGTCCCCATTCTCACTACCGTATAGGCTTATCCTTCTGCCCAGAAAGTCCACTCTTAGCTCTGCGATGTTTGCAGTACCACCAAGTGAGCGAGTATATTCTACTAGGTAATCCCATGCGACCCTTTTAGCCTGTGAATAAGTCGGTGCTATATAAGCGTACCGTGGGTTCTTTTGTTTGTTCTGTAATGCAGAATGGATAAGCTGCAAAATTGCAGACACCGTTTTTCCCATTCGCCTATGAGCGCAAGCTACTACAAAACGATTCTCTTTTACTGCTTTATGTATCTCTTTCTGTGGTAACCGAGGCTTATAGCCTAAGTCAATTGGGTTAGTAGTTGTCATCTATACCCGTTACCACTTGTATCACCAATGGTGCATCAGCATCACCAGTTACTTTGTTCTCTTGCATTGCCTTACCATCTAATCTATCGCCTATCTCTTTGATAGCATTCATATCGCCATCGGCTGCTTTTTCGTATAAAGCATTAGCAATAGTATGTAATCGCCTGTAATCTTCTTGGACTGCGAGTTTTCTAATTAAATCTCCCCATATCCTATTGTTTTTACTAGCGTTCGTATGACCTAGTGGCGCACCTGCACCTTTGGGGTTTGTTTCTGTAATTTCTGCCATTTTGTTGTGACTCCTTATAGGTTGGTCACCCTGTTGTTAAAATTATTTCATGCCACTAGCATTGTAAAAAGGCGATTGACCTTGTGATTGCATTAAATCTCTGTATGCTGCTGCTTTCTTAGCAATAGATGGAGTTATTATCCCTTTTGCTATTGATAGTCTTTCGTACTCGTCTAGCGTAGGAACTACTGTTGGGAAGTCACCTTTCTCATCGCCTATAGAATACTCTGTAACGTCACTACCCTTTAACTTACCTTGACCAGTAAGCAATCCTAGCCAACCAGTAGACTTAGGCATCATCTCGCCACCATACCCAGTTACGTTGCCTTTCTTGTCATATAATTCGTATGACCTTAGACCATAAGGACTAGGATAGTTTAAAGCATTTAACCCACCTTGTTGAGATGGGTTGCTAAATAATAATCCTAGTATCTGACTATAGTCCATAATCTACCAATGATGTATTGCGTTTATAACAAGTGTAATGTTAGCGATTACAGCTAATAGAATAATAAACCAATGGTCATTCATTACTTACCTTTGACTTTAGCAGCCTCAGATAGTGCTATGGCAATCGCTTGCTTACGTGATTTGACAACTTTGCCACCTTTACCAGAATAAAGGTCTTTGTCTTTATACTCGCCCATAACTTTACCAATCTTTTCTGCTGCTTTATCTAATCGCATAATTAATCTTCGGTTTCAAAGTCTTTACGTTCCCATACAGAGCATAGACGGGAGTTATGGCAAATCAAATCTAGCTTATGACACCAGCCACGTTGAGCTTGACCATCATACAGGTCGTACTTGTTTAGTGGGATGGCTTCCATAGCCTCAAACATTTCGGGAGTGTTGTCGTAGTATTCGCAGTTACCGCATCGTTGACGCTTGACTTCTGCTGGTGTGATTCGGAACATCTTAGCCATCTTTGCCCAGTACTCAGTATTAGGCAAACTTGGGTTCATTGCTCCTAGAGAATAGTTATCAATGGCATTCTTGGTGTTGTCAGCAATCTCTTTGGCTGTGCCAATAGTAGTTTTTGTGTCTAACAAACCTCTTGCCATAGTTATTCCCTTAAAAAGTAGGAGGTTCTCGCAACTGGACTACCTCGGAGTCCACCCTATCACGTCTGAGGGGCTGTGATTGCTTTCTAGCGATGTACAGTCGCTGGAATAAAAGAGTAATGCAGACTCGCACTACTATAAATCGTTACGTGACTTTACCATACTAATCAATCGTGGTCAATATATCACTTTTAATGGTTTTAACTATGGTAACGTGTCTAAAAAAGAGCATAATTCGTACATATACACAATGACGTGTACATAAAACAAAGGAATCTAATCATGTGGACATCACCAGCAGCTACTGAAATGCGTTTTGGCTTTGAAGTAACTATGTACGTAATGAACAAATAGTATATAGATTGTATATACCCAGTTATGGAGTTACATTTTTCATAATGTCTTCATGGCTGGGTTCTTGAGAGTACTCAAACTCTATCAGCATTTCAATAAAATGCATCGCCTTCTTTAAGTCCTCAAGACCGTTCTTATTCCTATGCCGACAAAGGTACTTGATTGCAGTAGCTTCTAGGTACGGAATGTTATTGTAATAGCAAAACTCTGCTGGCTGTATTGCAAAGCCTTTGTAGTGGTTGCCACCGTGTTGGATGTCTAGTACGCTCATTACCAATCACTCCCTGACATAGTTGAACCACTTACATGGTTTTTAGGTGATTTCATGTTAGCCCTGTCTATTGCACGTTGATTCATATATAAGCTACTTAATTTCCTGTCATCAAAATTAATTACCCTAGCACCTTCAATTGTTGGTGTATTCTCGCTAACTTTAGTTTTGTATTTTTTAGGTGATACATACTCTAATGCATCCTCGTAGCTCATTAGCTTGGTAGTGACAAAGCTGTAGTACTTACGTGTTCCGGTGTCGGTAACAACAATGCTTTTCATAAAGCCTCTAGCCATTAAACTCTTAATCGTGTTGGATGCAGTATTCTTATCGGCATCTAATTGTTGCTTCATGTCTGTTAAAGTTTTAGGCAGTACGCAAAACTCTAGGTAGACGTTATATCTAGCAACCATCTCTTTTGCCAACCTGTCTAGCTTTGCTTCTTGTTGTGCGTATGCCTCTGCTATTCTTTTATCTCTATATGCTTGCTCTGCTGCCTTGGCTTCTTCTTGGGTCTGATAATTACCAATGTGAATAATCTGACATTCTGAATCCCTAGCTGTTACTACCCATGCATCTACTTTCTTACGAAAGACAATCATAATAAATTTCTCACTTTCTCTAATAATTCTATTTCTGTCCCAAATTGGGACTCAAATGCCAATCTACCTGCGTGATAGGCTACACCGTGTCCACCAGTCCGATGATGCGTTGGACATAATGGTATTGCATTCTTATAATCGTTTCTCATTCCTAGACCCATCCCTGTGCGTAGGTGGTGTATCTCTGCCGGCATACGACAAATAATGCAGCCAAGTTCTGCAACACGGTTAAGGTATTGTTTCTCAGCCTTGGTCATTGAACACAAATCCAATCGTGCCAGCCCATATTTCAACATGCCGTTGGTAATCAGCCATCTCTGCCGTGGACAGTTTAGTCGTACTCTTAATGACTTCAATTGTTTCGCCATTGACTACAGACTGGCTGCGTAGAAATTTCCAACCCATCAACTCATGCACCTTATCTGGTGACTCGCCAATATACTCGCCAAGCGCACCGTACAGTTTCCATAGTCTAGCGTTTTGTTCTAGGTTACGTGTGTGTGATTTGACTGTTACGTTACATACGTAGCCAAGCGATAAATCTAGTGCCTTAATCTTTTCAAACAAGTAAGGCAAGTTACTGCTGCTAATATTGAATGATTTAATTTCCATCTTTAAATAAATCCTTTATCTTTCTACGTGACTCTTGAGATGTAGCCACTTTCACCGTTTCTATTTTGTCTTGCTTTATTTCACCAGTTATTACCCTAGTACCATCTGTTGCACGAAACTTACCAGTAAACCCAGCAGCCTTCATACGCTTAATCCATTCGTTACATGAAACTTCAGTCATAAACTTAATACTTTTTTTGTTTCTGTAATAAGTATTTCGCTTTCGCAAAATGTATTCTCACCGTATTGCAGCCATCTTGTTAGCCACTCTTTCATTGTCTTGGTGGTTTGCTTTTCAACATCAAGCATAGCCCATGCTGCTTTAGAGTTTTCTGTCATGCAATGCAACTCACGATGTGTAACTAATAATTTTTCAATTAACTTTTCTTTAGACAATGTATCGTAAATGCTTAATCGTTTTCCTCTACAGAACGAACATTCCATCTTGTGGTCTGGATTGTATGTTGAGCAAGAGAATCCTTCTATTCCGCAGTAATCACATTTCAAAATCAAATCAACTCCTTCTGTGGCTTTTCACCAGTTAGCTCATTCAATACAGCTTCAAGCATATGGTCATATTTGCTTATGCCAGAGCCATCAATAGAATCTGCAAGACCTATCCATTGTGAAACCCTTTGCGCTGTATTTACCCTACCTACGTGAACCCATTTGTCTAACATCTTTGCTGCTTTGCAAGCATTTCTAGCTTCATCTGAAATTTTGAAGGCATCAGAGCCACCAACAAATACAGCATCAACTTTATTCCAATCAATTGCAAAATCGCCTATGCCATCTTGTAAAACCAATGCAACTGGCAAAGGCTTAATAACATCATAAAACTGGTCAAACAATTCTAGTGTTCGTCTTGCATCACCAACAATGTCTGGAGAGCAAACAAACTTTGGGTATTCATTTTCTTTTGCTTCAGCTACTAATCTTAGCCATGTCTTTTTGTTAAATTTACTAAAACAGCCATTGTCTAATCCGTAAACCTTACCGCTTAAAGCGTAAGCTGTTAGCGGAGTTCTCAATTGACCAAAATTATAGTTATAGCGTTTAGCATATTCTTCAATTTTAGCAGGTGAGCAATCAAGCATTATTTTCACTAAACACAGCCTTTACTAAAATGTCCATGTAAGCAGGAATCGTAAACTTGCCAGACTCATACTTAGCAATGCTATCCCTAGTCTTAAACAACTTAGTGCCAAACTCTTTCTGTGATAAACCTGTTTTACTGCGTAGTTCTTTTAACTCTGTGTGTGTCATTAATAACCCTTTCTGTCGTTGATAGAATTATTATATATCACGCTGTATAAAATATGCAACTAATCTTTAGCATTTCGTTTAGCTTTCTCTAAAGTATCGTAATAACCTAAATTTTTATTGCGATGACTCAGACCGTACTTAACTCCGGTAGGTGAGAAGTATTTGGCTATAGTCCATGCACCAGAGCTAATGTGATACTTGTCTTGTTCAGTCCATTTCATGCGTATTTCTCTTTTAGTTTAAGTACAGCATCGTGCAATGTAATGCGTGAATTTGGTTCGTGCCATTGTTTTTTCCATCTGTATTTAGATACAAGCGAGTTGCCTAGGTCAATCTCGTCATGGTCTACGTGAGATGTTAAAAATACAAATGACTGTTTTCCTGTTTCGTAACACATATCGCAAAGACGTTCTAAAGCAAGCTGCTGACCAAATGGCATTTGTGCATCTAAGTATTTTGTTTCAATAAATATGTATAGCTTGTTGTTAAACTCCATAAACGCATCTAAATCCATTGGAGTTATCTTGCCAAATGTCATGTTGTCAAAATTGACAATGCTTCTCATGTGTTCACGATTTCGTATCATAATGTTCACCTAGCACTTCTTTTGCAGCAATAACTGAAGTATCTGGAAAGTTCTTTGGGTTTCGTAAGATACGTTTAGCCCAAGCATGATAGTCTGTCTTAGGCTTAATTCTTTCGTGAATAAACAAAGCTAACTTGTCTGCGTGAGCCTTATTGTCTTCATGGCTAACTGGTGCTGGCAATGCTTGGTAGATTGGGTCTTTAGGTCTGCATAGTCCGAGTATGTCATGTGGTGTAGGTGGCTTGCTTGAGCTGTCTACCCATTGACTAACAGCCTTCTCTACTACGCTGTACTCGTACTTAGATAGCAAGTTCCACCAAGTTAAGATAGCTTCTTTTGTTAAAGGCGGTTTGTTAGTAAGTTCCATTGCAACATTTAACATTCCCCAAAACTGTTTTTTATTAGAATCATTCATTTGCAATCCTTTCTAGTGTAGGTGCTGACTCTAGCCAGTCATTGAATTGTGCATCAGATACAAAGCCGTAGCCTTTCATTGGCTTTTTAACATTGCTTGTAGCACGTTCTTTTCTTACCCAACTGCGCCATGTAGCAAACCAATCTAACTTAGTTGCATTACTACCAGTTTTACTAATCCAAAAGTCTTTAAAATTTTCAGTTACTAATTTAACGTCTAAATCTGGGCGTTCTGTTTGGCAGAATTTTATATATTCTTCAGGTATTACCCAGTCTTGTGAAAGGCGAGAGCCTTTAGTACTTTCTTTCTTTACACTATCCTTAACTTCACTTACCTCACCTAAACTAGCCTTACCTAACCTAACCTGTGCTTCCAAAGTGTTAACATCATGTACACAGTCTGTTAACATTGTATAGGACTTGTTGTTTTTAATAGACAATTTCTCTTTTTCTTCACCATACATTGTAGGTTTATACCTATCTTTTTGTATCATGTTGTGAATCATCCAATGTTTGATTACACATACACCAGACTCAAAAGGAATGATGAAATTTTTAGCAAAAAGAATCTTTAGGTCATCATCAGCACTACCAATTGTGCGCTGTATTTTCTTTGCGTTATTTAAGAATCCATCATCATCAGCTCTCATTGATAAATGGAAATATAATGCCTGTGATGATAAAGGCATATCCAAAAAAGCATCACTATCAATAATAGTTTTTGCAAACATTCTACGTTCAGCCATTTTGAAGTTCCTTTAACAATTTATATAATCCTAATACAAAGTTTTCTGCACAGGAATGATTAATAATTAATACATCTTTAGAATCAATATCAACTAAATCGTCTTTATTAAATGCTAAACATAGGTTGCCTGTATCTGATATATAACCCTCAACTTCAACTTGATGATTTACTAAATTCATAATTTTGCTCCAAAAAAAAGGGCTGTCACCTAGGTGGGTCAAGCACCTAAATAACAACCCTGATACCAGAGGCATCAATAATAACGACTTCTTGACCAAGCCATTATTGATACCACTAACAATACTCTAAACTAATCTTTCTTATCTTGCAAGTATTTTGTGATAGCTTCTTTAGCTTCATCAAAACCAAAGCATACAACAGCTAAGTAGTTCATTGAACTAGCTGCTGCCATAAACTCTTTCTGGCTATCTGACACTTTGCCAGACTTTGCCTTCATCTCAATAAACATTCCGTGGTACTTACTATTAGGAATCATTAAGAACAGGTCGCTGACTCCAGCAAGCACTCCCTCTGCCTTTAAATTGACTGCCGTGACTATGTGCCTAGACCCACCGTTAGGAATTGCCCATAAGTGATACTTGTATTGCTTGTATTGCATTCTGAACCATGTGATTAGCATGACCTGTTCTTGATGTTCTGATATTTTCATAATTATTTTCAATAAATGTATAAATAATACTTGACATGGCTATTCGTTGTTGATATTATACACACATCGCAGCAAGTTATATGATTAACTTAACAGCAACGGTGGAGATTAACATGAATGAAGAAACTCAAATAGATACAGTTATAGTTTACAAGTTTAAATCACAACAAGAGCGTGATGCTTTTGAACTGGCAGCACAATGGGTAGAAGACAAAGAAAAATTTGAGAAATTAATTACCCCAACAAACTTAACTGAACTAATTATTTAATTACACGTAAATGTATAAATAATACTTGCATTATAAATTTAGATAGACTAATATTACACATCGCAGCAACAAAGCGATTAACTTAATAGAAACGGTGAGGAGAAATATAATGGACTATAACGCAGATTGGTATCCAGCTTGTACACTTGACCCAGATTGGCAAGACCGTGGCAATCATAATGACAATACAGAAGAGCGTATTTATGACCACATCACAGAAACATATCAAAAATCAGCAGACGATGTATTTTCAATCGTATTAGATTACGCTGACGAGCAAGCAATTGCTCAGACTCTCAAAGCAATGGTTATTGCTTACGACAATTCATTAAACGCAGGTAGAAAAGTAGACCGTGAGCAAAGCGCACAGGATTTCGTTGTGTTTGCTAAGTCGTTTGCTAACGTATGTATGTCTGCCATTCAAAGCGAGGCTGAAAAAAATGCTTGATTACAAAAACCACAAACCTAAGACAGACCTTACACCAGTTATAGAAAGCATTTGCTTTGTTGGTGCAATGTTATTGTTAGCGTTTTTTTATTTATTGATTGGAGCATAAGATGTCAGTTATTGGTGAAGTAGAATACAAACAGCATATTGCTGACCTACAAGCACAGTTTACAGAGTTTCTATATGACAATTACAGCATAGGCAATGGCGAACAGCTTATTCATATACTTGAGCAAGGTGATGCACTTGAGGCTTTTTTAGACCTTAAAGGCTTACCAGAAGACACAGAAATTGAAATTTAAGGAGAATGATATGTCAGTTTACAAAAAATTAAATAATGCACGATTAGAGTTACAAAATACTAAACTAAGCAAGTCCGGTCATAATAAGTTTGCCGGATACAAATACTTTGAGCTTGGTGACTTTTTGCCAACCATCAACAACATATTTAGCAATGCTGGTTTATGTGGTGTGGTTAGTTTTACGTCAGACCTAGCAACATTGACTATCACAGACGTTGATGACAACTCACAGATAGTTATCACTAGCCCTATGGGTAGCGCAGCGTTAAAGGGCTGCCATGAGGTGCAAAACGTAGGTGCGGTAGAAACCTATCAGCGCAGGTACTTGTGGGTCACGGCAATGGAGATTGTGGAGCATGATGCACTTGATGCTACTACTGGAGCAGACAACACAGCAAAAAAGCCAGCAATACCAGAGCTTAAGTCACCAGAGTACACTAAAGAAGAAATGGACATTTTGCACTCACTAGCTGAAGGCTTTACTGCATTTGTAGCTGATGGTAATTATGACGAAGCTAGAGTTACATGGGATGCGCTTGATAACGAGCAAAAATCTGTTATGTGGGGATTGCTACCTAGCAATATTAGGTCGGCATACAAAAAGTATTCTAGTGAGAAAAAATAATGAGATATCCTAAAATTACATTAAAAGCAAACTTTGCAAATGGTGAAGGAGAAATTGGCAACATAGAAAAATGGAGAGAAATATATCCTGCTTTATTAAGAGCAGACATATTACAAGACTGGGTAGGATTGTTAGAACAAGAATACTGGGTTGCTAGAGATGATATGAAAAAACAATACAACAACACTTTGGAGAATAATCATGAATAAAATTTTAATAGCTTTAGCATTACTAGTAGTATCAGCAACAGCTTATGCAGCCTGTACAACTCAAACATATACCTCTGGTGGAAAAATGGTAATGTGTACTACTTGTTGTGATAGCCGTGGCAACTGCAACACGAATTGCTTTTAAGGTGGAACACATGGTTATCAAGTCACTATACGGCTTAACACCACCCAGCCAAAAAGAGGTGGCAGACCGTGATGCTAAAATAGCGCAAGCTAAAAAACAAATGGGTCACAAATATTTACTTTCAAAACCAATGCCTAGAATTAGGTAACAACTAAAGGAACTAAAATGAACAATCTAAATGCAACAGGTCGCTTAGGACAAGACGCAAAATTAAGTTATACAGCAAATCAAGATGCAATCTGCAACTTTTCGCTGTCATTGACTGCCGGTTATGGTGATAAAGCCACGACCACATGGTTAAACTGCAACTTATGGGGGAAACGTGCAGAAATACTTGCGCCAATGCTTTTAAAAGGCACACAAATAGGCATTACAGGCGAGATTAGCTTGCGCCCATACAAAGCAAAGGATGGCACAGAGAAATCAAGCCTAGAGTGCCGTGTTGGTGATGTAACTTTGCTAGGTGGAAAATCAGAAGGTGGTGCAGCTAAACCAGCAGCAAAGGCTGACCCAATGGAAGACTTAGAAAGTAATATTCCGTTTTAGCATACAAGGTCGTGTTATGAAACTTAAATGGCACGACCTTCTTTTGAAACCAATAAATTTATGGAGTTTACCTATGTCTAGCAACCCTGTAACTGGAGATAGTCTAGTAAGTAAGATTGGCAGCAAAGAACAAAAGCAAAAGTTTGACGAAGGCTTTGACCGTATCTTTCGTAAGAAAGACCCAATCTGTAACGTGTGTGGCAAGACTTTAAGCACTACAAAAGAATGCGCCTTTACAGGATGCGAACTTAACTGGTGGGATGAAGACCGTGTAGATACTATTGGGCAAAATGGCAATACTGGGGAACACTATGAAAATAGCAATTGAAATTGATGATAACAACGTCATCGCTGATATGCTTGACACGATGGTGTTGTCGCACCTAAAGACCTGTAAGCAAAATATCATTGAATGGCAAGCTACTAATGAAGAAGACATTAAACACGACAAAAAGGTAGTAAAAGCACTTAACGTACTTATTGAATATTATGGAGGATATAATGCCGTGCAATCAAAACTGTAATCAAGGTCGTAACTGCGACTGCAAGAAAGATTCAAGTGTAGATAGAGCCACCGTAGTTGTAGCAACATTGCTACTTATCTGTATTGTTTCTATGGGATTTGGATTATATAAACTAATGCATGGAACTAAAGGTCAAGACTGCGCTGTAGAAGTTCAATTTGGTGGTGGTGTTAAGGCAACTTACCTTGGCACTTCAGTTTAGTCACTACTATATTGCAAAGTGGTTCAATAAAGTCGGTTTGGCGGATGTTTGAGTTTAATTTTATGCGTAAGTCTACACTTTTAGTTTAGTTTTGAACTAAAACCTGTTACTTATCGGCAACATAACTGACAGATTGTAAACCATAGGATACAGATATGAAAATAGAATTGATAGGTGATATAAAAGACCATCCAGATGGTAGCGGTATTGCGGAGCTGGACATAGACGAAGAAGGTAAGATGTACTTGATGCAGCTAGGCTTTGAAGTTTTGCTTATGCGAGGCATTGAGGCAATGAAAGAAGAGTATGCTGATATACCGACCTTATAAACTGCCTACTGGTAAACCTAACTTTAATGGTCGCATGAGGCGATTTAAATCGTTTAGCAGTAAAAGTAGAGCATTAATTAATTACATTAAAAGAAGGCAAAAATGTATACCTTAGACTACATCTTGTGTTACAAAGAGGCTTTTATACTAGGTATTGTGGTAGGGCTAATTATATCTACATACTATGCAAAATATGTATATAATAAACAAAAACATAAGGATATGTATGGCAGAAATAGATGACAGATTAGCCCAGTACGCTACTGATAAACAATGGCAGTATTATAGTAAGTCTTGTGAGCTTAATTCTAATCGTGCAGCAGCCAAGTTCTTTGGTGTAACTGCAACGGTAGTTGATGTTGCTGTTAGAGGCTTAAAGGCTAAAGCAGCACTAGCCGGTTACGCACCTAACCACGACATGACTAGGGCAGCACCAGAGCCGTTTATAGTTCGTGGTGTGTCTACCTACTACAATGCTGAAGGTAAGGCTAGTGGGCAATGGGTTAAGACTAGAGTAGATGATAGCAAGCTAGAGGAGATTGTCCGTAACTTTGTTGCAGACCTTGCAGAAGACATTAAGGGTCTAGCACCAATAACTCCACCACCGGCAATAACGTCAGAGAATGTGTTGACTGTAATCCCTATGGGTGACCCTCACTTTGGTCTGTATGCATGGGCAAAAGATGCTGGCGATGACTTTGACTTGGACATTGCAGAGAAGCTAACCTGTAGCGCAATAGACAGGTTGATAGCAAGCTCACCAAATACGCACACGGCATTGCTACTTAACTTAGGCGATATGTTCCATGCCGACAACCAAAAGAATATAACGAACTCTGGTCACCAGCTTGATGTAGATGGTCGCTGGGCAAAGGTGCAGCAGGTTGGTCTACGTGCCATTATCTACTGCCTAAAACGATTGCTAGAGAAGCATCAAAAGGTAGTATTCCGTATCAATAAAGGTAACCACGATGGGCATTCATCTTACGCACTAGCATTGATGATTAGCTGTTACTTTCATAACGAGCCACGCATGGAAGTTGACCTGTCACCGGCAGTATGTTGGTACTACACGTTTGGCAAGGTGCTAATAGGCTCTACGCATGGCGATACCGTTAAGGGTAAAGATATGCTGTCTATCATGGCAGCAGACAAGTCAGAGGACTGGGGAAGGTCTAAGTTTAGGTATTGGTATGTTGGTCACGTACACCACAAAGATGTGAAAGAGTATCACGGTGGTATCGTAGAATACTTTAGGACACTAGCAGCTAGAGATGCTTGGCATCAAGGACAAGGCTATCGTGCTGGTCGTGATATGTGTTCAATCATACTGCACAAAGAGTACGGTGAGATAGAGCGACATACCTGCGACATTGGCATGATTACCGATTAATTACTTAGTTTTCTTTTCTTTCTTTGGTTTTTCTTGCATATTATTATATGTATTTAATCCAAGTAAACTACCTACTGCTAATGGAGCTACACCAGCAAGTATGTCTGCTTCATTTCTGCGCATTGGGTCAAAGGCTGCAAAGCGAGAGCGAATATTACTTGTTTCCCACGGCATGATAAATTTTTCGCCACTACCAATGTCTACAGTTACACCTTTATATCCAGTAGCTTCTTGAGCAGCTTTGTTAAATGCTTCTGGATTGCCTTTATAAAAATCATTGTTTAGCATATTTAATTGGCTTAATACACTTCCATCACCAATATCTTTATATGCATTTATAGCTTGCCTTAATACTTTTTCTTTTCCTTCATAATCAACATCACCAAAATTTGATAAAGCATATTCGTCTGGAGATTTGTTAATAATGCTTTTAATTTGCGATGGAGTTAATGCTTGGATTTTATCTGCATCTAAAAAATTAGTTGGATTAACCATTAAAGGCATTATATTGCCACCTTCTACTGGAAAACCATTTTCATAAGGAACATATCCTCCAGCATTATATGGAGAAGTTGCAGTATATAAAGCAGCACTACCATATTGGTCTGCACCTTTACCACTATAAGCATAACTTGGAACTTTAATATCATCTTTTCCACCATGATATACAGAAACATTACCCATAGCTTTAGCTCTATCCATAGCCGTATTACTTGCTGGCAATCCTAGACCGCCTTCTGCTACTGGCAATGCTGCATTGCGTTGTGCTGTTAGTTGTTTAACTTCAAACTCTGTCAAAGGAAACTTACCGCCTACTGCTTTAGTAATTCCCATTGGTGCAAATGTCATAGCAACATCTAATGCCTCATTAGGCATAACTGGTGATGGTTTGTTTAACTCTTGCAATGCTGTCATGTCACCAGACAATAGACCACCTAGCGCATTACGGTATGGTGCGCCTTTAGCATACTGTGCTTTTGCTGCTTCAGTAATGTAATCTAATAATCCTGCCATAACTTATCCTTGTTTATTAAATAATGCTGCTTCGTCTTTACGTCTATTGTCTAAGCCTTTTAAGACCTTGCCACCAGCTTTGTTATACTTGAGAAGACTTTGTATAGCCGTAATTTTATCCCCACGCAAAAGCGCCTGACGGAGTGTTGACCGCTGAAATGTACCAAGACCAAGATTAAAGCAGAAGCTAAGAATAGCATCGTATTCATTCTGTGAAAGTCGTATAGGTAAATAACGGGCAAGCCCTCGTTCAAATCGTGCGACATCCTTAGCCAATAACTTGTCAACTTCTTCCTCACTCCATCTACGGTTGTCTTCAGGCTTTAAAGGGTACGCTTTACGAGTAGCCATACCTTCTATGCTTGATGGTATTTTAGCCTGTTCTGGATATAAAACACTACCAACACCAATAGTCCAGAGTTTAGCCGGACATTGGTATGGTTTGTATCTAACACCTTCATGGTGTTTCAACATATTAAATAGTTCTTTACTTGCCTTCACGATGTTTTTCCCATTGACGTGAGCCAAAGTAGAAACCAATTATACTAGATACGATAGCCATTTCGTCATCAGAAAATACTAAACCCATAGCCGTTGTAAACTCAACACCAGTATAGATAGCCCAGCCAAGACCAACAAGGTCAACTAGCACTAGCAAGCCAACAAAGGTGAATGCAATGTATGGGCGAACTCTACCGTTAAGGTCTACAACAGATTGAGAAGCCTTGTCCATGATTTTCATATCGTGAGAATATAAAGCCTCACGTTCTTGCGTATAGGTCTGCATCTCTATGCCATCTAGCTTGATAGCTTCAATCTTTTCTTGTGATGCAAAACCAGCAGCAGCCATAGCAGCTTCACGCTCTGTTTGCAAACGAGCCATATTCATTTCATGCTTTTGGTCACCTTTCTGTTGAAAGAAACCTAATAAACTTGGTAAGGCTGAAGAGCCGATACCTAATAGACCTGATATGATTGATAACATAATTAATTTCCTAGTGGGTTAGAGGTAGCACGTTTAAGTGCTTTAAGTTGTGATTCTATGCCTTCACGGGTAGCTTTCATCTCTTCACGTACACCTAGTAAAGATGCTGAAGTTTCACGCACATTGCCGTTAGTGATAGCCTTGGCTTCATTAGCTGTACCAATAGCGTTAGATACCTTCTCTTGCATAGATACAAGCTGATTAGATGTAGTCACCATAGAATCTTTAACTACATTGACTGAGGCTTGTTGTGCAGATAATTGAACCTTTAAAGCATTTACCTCTGCTCGTAGTTCTGCATCGTCATAAGGCTTTGCTGCCTCAATCGCTTCAGTCGCAGCTATAACACGGTTGTAAGTCGTTATCCCTACGTAACCTGTTCCACCTATCGCTGGCAAGATTATTGAAAGCGTCAGAAATATTGCCTTCGGTGATAAGTTGGAGTAAGACTCCTTGATTTCCTCTAAGCTCATACGGTAACTCCTGCTGGTATGCCAATGCATCGTTCAATTGAATCTCCTGAATCTGCATCGGTCGGTTTAAAATCTCTAGGCTCATCACTAACCCGAACCCCTGTACTAACGTCTTCCCTGCCGGCACTTGTACTGGCGAGGTATTCTGCGTATTCCCTGTTGAGGAGGTCGTTGGCGCACTCACGGCTGGTTGTGATGGTTGTGTACTTGTGCTTCCTGACGAGGCTGTTGCCGGTAGTGCTTCTGCCTTTGGAGCTTCCGGTGGTGGAGCTTCTGCCGGTGGTGGTGCTTCCGGTGGAGGTGGCTCTGGTGGTTGTTCTGCTGGAGGCTCTGGTGCAGGTGCTGGCGGAGCTGCTGGCAGACTCAACGGACTCGCTGGGTTTACCGGACTGCTCATGTTCGTTGGATTCGTTTGACTCTTTACGCAACTGTTTTGTGTAGTAATCCAATCGTTCCAAATAGGTTGAGTATATGGTGTTGAGCAGACAGAAACTCTGCTTTCTGTTATTGAACCAATGAAGCCATCCTGACACGCTAAAGTCCTTTCTTGAATGCTTGTTTGACAAGTTGGAGGAGCTGGCTGACACGACCTTGAGATTTCAAACCAACCGGAGTCAACAGGCTGGCTGTATTGGTCTGGGCAGTTTTGTTCCCTTTTGTACGTGACCGAGCCGATTTGGTTATCCCCACAGGTTTGCCTTTCTTCTGTAACTGCGCTGTAGGTGCAGGTTGGTTGCGGTGGAGGAGGTGGCGGTGGAGCAGGTTGACCACACTCAGGTATATTAGGAAAAATCTGACAGGCAAGTTGCTGACAAGATTCCATAGTCGTACCTTGAGCCACACCAAGGCTTGAGTACACGGGCATGTTATTTTCCCAAGCAGTTGCATAACAGTATGCACTAGCATCATTACTCTTTAGAATTAGGCAGAGGAGTAATAAGGACAAAATCCTTACCATATATTTCCTCAAACCAAATTGGGTGTAAGTCATACCAAGCCTTTCTAGCTGCATCACCAATAGCACCACCTATAGGACAAGGTGAACCAGACATCTCCATAGCAACCCAGTTTTCATGATTGGCTGCACAGGCTAACGATACTGCTGCTACCTTGAGTCCACTATCACTTAGGAACTTAGCCCAGCGTAGTTTAACGCAGTTACTGTCTGTAACCATCGTGCCACCAGCTACAGAAAATATCCCACCGTTGACAGCACCACTAATACCAATGCTGCAAACGTCTTGACTGAAAGCCGACATTGAAGGAGCGACAGCAGAGGACACAGGTTGACCTTTATAATTAATTGTCGTTTCATCGGCATAAGCTGTAGCTACAAATAATAAAGTAATAAAAAGTAATATATGTTTCATTATCCATCCAATTCTGGTCGTTCGTTTATTTGCATTGCCAACCCTGCTTCGTCTTCAAAGATACATACCTCAGACAAGTCATCTAGAAATATTACTAGCTCACCATCAAAGATAGCTACCTCTTCTATAGTCTTACCGACCATGTGTTGAAAGTAGTCTTGCATACCAAATAGTTTATGCACGGTCATAATTAATTCCAATCAAGTCACCAGAGTCTATCAGTTCATGTGTTAGCTCGTCTTCCGCTAAACAATTGTCACAGGTAGTTTCATCGCCCTGCTCGTTGATAATAAATGCTTGCCGACACTTCTCGCACAATGCAATGCGATTAATCATGACTTGTTTCACTTTATTACCCAGCCGTGTGCAGCAGCATAGGCATACAGAAACATACCTAGAGCCACCGATAATATGCCACGTAATGTCCACTTACCAACTGTAGCAAATTGCTTGTCTAGCCACTCGGAAATAGCCTCTTTGAATGCTGCTTTGTGTAGTTCTTTTTGTTCTTCTGGAGTCATGCTATTTCCTTATTAGTCTAGTAAACTTGGTGTAGTGTTTAATTGATTATATGAAGTTACACCAGATGCGGCAGGTATTCCTATTAAACCTTTGTTAGCTGGCGTTGGAACACGTTTTAATGCTTTACTTGTTTGATACATCATCCTAGCCACCAATGCTTTAAATGCATCACTTCTATCTGCCATCATTCCAGCTAGCTGAATTGGCTTGCTTGAAAGACCTGCAATTCCTACTGGATTATTTTTTAACGCTGTATAAGCCCTAGATTCAGCTACATCTAATGCGTTAATTAAATCAGATTCTTTTGCATTAAGTAAATTTACTGCAGGTTCTACCCTTGCAATTTCTTCTTTTAATCCTTTTGCTCCAGCCCTTTGAGCTTCTTTTGTTGCTCCACCAAGCTCAGAAAAGTTTTTTTCTCCAATAGCTTTATAAGTTCCTTGCTTCATTTTTTGTGCCAATTGAACACCAAATTCATCAACTTTTTGTGGTGATAACAGCAACCCAGTATTTACAGACTGTGGCAATTTCTCATGTGTTTCAAATGCTTTTCTTACGGCTTTAACAGCAGCAACATCAGATGATGGGTCAATTTGATACTTATAAGATTCTTCTAAATCATCTAAATATTTCAAAACAGCAGACTTACTGACTTTATTGTTAGAGTTAGCAATCATCCCTTTAATTTGGTCATTTAATGAATAGATTTTATTTTGTATTGTATCTAATCCACGACCAAATATTGTTCTGCCAATAGTTGGATTCACACCTTCTTCAAGCATTGTTTGTACTGCTTGTTGCCCTGCTCCAGATTCCAATTCTTTTTTAGCTGGTTTAATAGCAGACATCATTAATTTATTTGCTCCAGAACTTAATGGAGCTTGCAATAATCTTGGAGCATTTGGAAATAATCCGCCAGTTAATGTACCAACACCAAGATTTTCAATTCTGCTTTCTTGACCTAATGTTGGCTGTAATGCGCTATAAATTCCACTTAAAACAGAACTTCCAACAGTACGATTGGCAGCAGGAATAAATGCTAATGGCGCTGCTGTAGCTATATTACCTGCAATAGCGCCTACAGGAGCTTCTTCAGCAATAATCCTATTTTGCTTAATTTGTGATGTGTCATATTGCTTTCTAGGTAATGCTTGATAGCCTTGAATTGGACTAGATGATGTTTCACCTGTTCTTGGATTAATGTACTCTTGTGGGTTTTGTAAGTCACTAAATAATTGTTTAGCACCTTCATATAAATTAGATGGTGCAGTAGCAGCACCTTTTAAATTGCGAGATAGCCATGATTCTTCTTGCAATGCTGCACGTGTAGCATCATTAGCTTCTTTTTGACTTTGTAAATGAGAATAGTCTAACTTAGATTCATTGTATTTTGCTGCTTGATAAGCATTTGTAACTTTTTTAAATTCAGCAGTACCTTTTTTATCTTTGTTATCAATAATCCATTGTGCATATTGCTCTGCAGCAGCCATAATTATTTCCCACCTTTAATAATGCTATCCGCTTCATTAAATATAGTATTTGTTTTATTTTTTGTTTTTGCACCGGCATTTCTTATGGCTGGAGGAGCTTCAAATTGTTTTGAATAATCTTTAGCCCAAACAGTATCAGCGCCATCAAGATGACCATAAGTATTATAATACTCATTTAAAAATTGTAGTTTTGCTTTAGACCTAGCTAAATCTTTGTTAAAAGAATCTATTTCAAGTTGATTAACACTTCCTTTTGTACCAACATTTGGCAATGATTTAATGTACATAGCAATATCACGGTCAGATGTTGTACCAGAGCCTTCAATTCTCATGCTTGGTGCAAGTTTACTAAGAATTTGTGTCATTCTTTGTTCTGGCGCACCTTCTAATTTATTTAATCCCCAAACATTTGGCAAAATGTCAGAATACCACTCACCGGTTCTATTTTCTCTGTTTAAAGCACTAAATTCATCAAACTTTCTTTGCATTGCTTCACCTTGAGCTACTACTGCTGCATTTGCATCAATCTTTTTACGAGCATAGTCAGCAGCTCTTAACCTAGCTTCATCTGCTTTTGCTGGAGGCAAGTTAGACCAAGGCACACGAATACCTGTTGGAGCTTCTTGAAAACCCTCTGATATTGGTGCTGTTGACCCACCAAATTGTGCTGCCAATTCATCTAATGTAGCCATAATTATTTCCTTGCTTTTGGTTTAGTTTGCGCTCTAAATGCATCTGCGGATTTTTGGTCTGGAAAGTAAAATACTTTCCCACCAGCAGTAACAGAAAAGTTTTGTGGTCGTTTGTATCTATAATCTGTTGCAGCTTCGGTAGCTTCTTGCTCTGTTCGTTTATAGGGAGCTTGAAATTGTTGAGCAGCTTCAACTGTAAGTTTTTGCCAATCTGCTGGAGAACCTGTATATCCTTTATTTACTGCATATTCATAGTTTTCAATAAAGTTACTTGGTTTAACTTGTTTAGGACTTCCTACTGCTACGATTTTTCCTTGATTTGGGTCATAAACAGAACCGCCTTCAGCTACGTTTACTAAATCAACTTTTGCTGGTGTAGTAATGTCTTTTAATGTTTTAAGTCCTGCTAAATAAGATGCTGCTCTTGGGTCACCACTTAATATCATGGCATTTAATGCTTCTTGACTCATTTCTTGTGTTGCTGGAGCAGTCATTACTTGCTGCGTAGTAGCAGGTGCGTAAGTTTTGCTTAACCCAAAGTTTGGCGCTACTGCATTTGCATCTGGAGTTTGTGGTAAGTAACCGCCACCTGATATTTGCTCAGTTGCATATTGTGCTGGAGTAGTTTTATATAGACCTTGAGCAGCAGTATCAAATGCTGTACGTTGTTTTTGTTGACGTTGCATCTCGGCAATTTTTTGTTGAGTCATATAGTCTTGCAAAGCAGTATCATAAACACCTTGTGCGCCTTGCATACCGGCTTGTAGTGACTGTCCTATAATGCGACCAAGACCTAAGTTTTGATTCTTAGGTGCTGCCAGATATCCTAATACGGCATTGGCGATACCTGTAGTAGTTGCACGACCTTTTAACTTATCTACAGCCTCTTGACCGAGCAAACCGCTCATGTACTCTGGAGCTGTTGCACCAAAGCCACTTAAATAATCTAATAATCCGTTTGCCATATATTATCCTATCAAGCTAAAATTTGTTTCTCTGCGTTTAGGCATGGTGTAACCTACCTTACGCAATTCATCATATATATCACCAGTAGGTGCTTGACCAACTTTAACACTACCGCCACCTTGAATCATTGGTTGTTGCTGTGGCTGAAATTGATTAGCTACCATTGCAGCACCTTTAAGGTTATCAATAGTGCCATACTGTTTTAGCATATCCATCATTGATGAAGAAGCTGCACCAGTTGAATTAGCTAAATTCATCGTAGGTATTAATGAGCTAGATAAACCAGTAGTTCCTGCACTAGCAGCACCAGCATCTAATGCTCCCATAGCACTACCACCTTCAGCAATAGATGATAGACCACCAATGCCAGAAAATGATGGTAATGCACTTCCACCTAAAAGACCGCCACTAGCAGCAGCACCACTTGCACCTGCGCTAGTAATTCCAGCACCAGTACCTAGCAAACCGCCAGCAGTAGCACCTGTTGCACCAGCCGTACCAGCAGCAGTTGCACCACCAGCAGCAGCACCAGCACCCATTGCGCCCATTGCAGCACCGCCTGTTGCCCCTATTGCGCCACCAATAGCAGCACCTTTTAATACATTTTTACCACGAATACCAGCTTGTGCAGCACCAATAGCAGCACCAATCAATGCAGGATAACCCATACTAAGCCCCCTTCGCCTTGCCAACAATGTAGCAGATAGGTTCAATTACAGCACGGTAAATACGACCTAGTGGGTCACGTTTCTTACCACGCATCTCTTTCCACAAGTCAGCAGTACGATGACGTGCAATATGCTCTGCAACACGTCTTACAGCGCTTCTAAGCGCATTTGGTGTACCGTTGAAGGCATAGGCTACGACAGGTAGGAATAATGTGTGATAGCCCTTCTCAATCGTCTTAGCATTCTTCATGGTAGCAGAATGTTGTAACCATACAGCCTGACGGAATGAACCAAAGCCATAAGCCTCATTCATCGCAGTACATACTATTTTACCACCACTTGATGTGCTTGTTGTAGTAGAACCTTGAGGTGTGCCAGATAAATATTGAGCGTATTGGTTAAGTTTAGCAGTCGGTAGATTTTGCTCGTAGTTAAAGCGATTAATATCTGCTTGCAATGCTGTATTAGCATAGTCTTCTTGTGCTTGACCAGTTTTAAGCAATTGGTTGATGTCTGTGTAGTCAGCGTTAGCCAATGCCGGTGCGTTAGCAACAGCAGCCTCTTGTCTACCACGTTCAGTAGCATAGTTTTGATAGGCTAAATCACCGTATTTGTTAGCCAATGTATTTGACAATGTATTAGCAGCACGGTTTTGTAAATCAGCACTTACACCAGAGCCGTAACGACCAGCCATTGATGCGCCACCTTGAGCAGACTTAATTGCATCCATATAGGCTTGAGTTGCACCCTGTGTTGCACCAGCCAATGCTTGATTAAAGTATGGGTTGCTATTAAGATATTGACCACCGATAACAGCTTGTTGTTGTTGCTGTGCTGCCGGTAGCAATGGATTGCCTGCCATAGCACGATTGCCTGCTGCTGCCAAGGCTTGAGTAGTCTGTGCAGATGGGGCAACATAAGTCTGATTTGGATAGTATTGCGGACTAGCACCTTGATAAAGGTTTTTAGCTTCACCTAAACCAAATTCAACGTATGGCTTTAATGTTGGGTCAATACCGGTAGTTGATTGTTGTTGCTGACCACCGCCACCGCCCATACCTTCTAATGTCATGCGTTTGCCGACTGGTTTAAATGCTAATTCTGGCAACATATCTAAATGGTTGTATCTCATGTAAATCTCCTAAATGCGTAATTCCCAATGTCTTGGTCTAAAACCTAATTGTTTTGCTCTCGTTTCCCAGCCACTTCTCATGGATGCAAACGTCACTTTTGTGCAATTGCCTTGTTTAGCAATGCTCTTGGCAAACTCAAGTCCAAAGGATAAATCATCGGGGTTGCTTGAATCTAACCATGCTGCCCAAATGTGCATCTCTACACCGTTAGGCTGTAATACAATAAAACCTTTCTTTTCCGGTAATACCCACAACATTGAGCGTTGTTCGTAGCAGTCGCAATAAATGTCCTCTACTAGCCAATCAGAATGCCCTTTAGCACGAACCTTCTCAAGACCCATGCGAACCCACCACCAGCAATGGCGCAGTTCGTTAGGTTTTACGTAAGAAAAGTCCATTATCCAACCACCAAGTATTTGTATGTCTTGTTTGCTACTGAATTAGCATAATGTGTCAAAGTTGCAGTACCTTTAGATTGTGCGCTAATGTACGGTGATTGTATTGGCGATGCTAATGTCAATGTTACTACGCTAGACGGTATTAATGGTCTAGCAAACGGTGTTGTTTGTGCTGCGTATGCTTCTATATAAGTACCAGTTGCAGCAATTGCTATGCCAAGTTCAATGTAATCACCAGCACTACAGGTAACAAAGAAGTTAGCCACGGCTACTAAATAACCGTCTGAAGAACCGTGCTTTGCTGGCACATCAAATTTACTAGCAGTACCATCAATATTTACTCCATTTACTTTTAGCCATATTTCAGTAGCATCTGTTTGTGTAGTAGTATTTGCTAGTTGTAATGAAAATTGTACATTATAAGTACCGGCATTTCTTACATATATCTTATTTGCTGATAAATATGAACCATCAGCAATATCTGTCGTATTTAATGCAACAGTATAAGCCGTATTAGCTGCTGCAAATGTTTGGTCTACTGTATTTTGATACGATGCATACGGTACTAAGTTATTGCCGGCTGCTGATGATACAGGAGCTAATAGTATAACCGAGTCATAGCCAATTCGCTCGTCAGTAATAGTAGTAGTAGTTGCGTTACCAGTTGCTAATGTAACACTACCAGTATTGTTAGACTTACCTTCAACAAGATTGTTTACTACCTCGGATATTTCCCGTGGAGTAGAGCCTGCTGGGTTGAGCTTACGATACATTATCTAGTACCCTGTGGAGTAACATCAATATCAATACCAATGGCATTAGACCAATTGCTTCCACTAGGGATTACTGACAGACGATGGTACTTACCGCTACTACGTAATGCTACACGATTCTCGCTACTTGCTGCAGTATATGAACCTAGCTGTGGTACTGCGCTTAGAAGTGTCCTAGAAGCAATTGCTACGCTCCCAGAGCCATTATCTACGATTGGTCGTGCCAATGTAACCACGGAAGTTACTTCGCTTCCTATGTCACCAGTTGTTAGAGTAGCCGTTGAGTTAGCACCAGTAAAAGTAACAATTTTGGTATCTCTTGCACCGGCAAATAAGAACTTACCACCAGCCCACAATGCATCATCTAGTGAGGTAGTCAATGTGTCCATGTTGCCGTATAGGTCTAATCCTTCTAACGTCATACCGGCTGATGCAGAACTAGCCACGACATCCACGTCCGTAACGCAAGATGACCACTTCTGTACTTGCCAGTTGTAGATTAGTAAAGTATTTTGTGCAAAGTTGTCTATGAACTTCCAAACCACAATCTTACGAATCGGGTCAATGGTTGATGACATTAAATTAAGTTTAGACGGGTTGGCATTAGCATAGAACCATGAGTCTACCTTTTGCGTACCAATTGACGTTACTGTAGAGCCATCGCATGAATAGAAGCCATCAGCACCTAAGAAGTAGCTCATGCCACCGTACTGCACAACAGAGTTACCTTCAACACAGCCAACACCACGACTAATCGTGTCAAATTGGAAGAATAAAGGTGAGCCAATGTAAGACATACGCACGATAGCACGGTCTAGGAATATAAGACCAACCTCACCACCGGTCATGCCTGTAATGTTGCCACCATCGGCAATTACTTGGTAATCGGATTGTGATGCGCCACCTGATACCCAGTCAAACTCGTCATTGATGTCAGACCATTGAACCTTGTTTGAGTTACTACCAGCATCTAAGTTGGCAGCAACAACAAAGTCACGCACGACTGTAACGTACTTAGCTACAGGAGCATCTACGCTTAAATCACTAAATATTGAGCTTGAGCCTAGTGTGTATGCTTGTAGTTTGTTGACGTTATTAGCTGCAATAACAGTATTGCCAAACTGCGTAAAGTTCCATTTGACTACGCTGCTATAGTTGCCAGTTTTAGATACGTTATCCATGCTTAAATCGCCACCATCAAACTTAAATAGCTTGGTAGCACCGCCAGCAAATATACTGGTAGTAGCACTAAAACGAGCAGCAAAAGTATTGTTAAGGTCTTCACTTGCAGCAGCAGAATAATCTACGGCTAACGGGAATGGACTATAACCTAATGCAGTAGGAACTACATTCTGTGCAACAGACAAGTTTTCAGCAACACCGGCTAAGTCTGGTGTCCATTCTGTAAAAGCTATGCGCTGAGTAGCCATTTTAAGCCTTCATTATGTAACATAAAGCATAGTATGGGGGTAAGTTAGCATTTGTACCACTTACACCAGCAGAAGCTACGGATGTTGATACAGTAATACCAGTTGATGCTGCACTATTAATTACTGTCGCTGAATTTACTCCGCCATTATAAACAGGGAAGTAGTTACTACCACTTAAGTTACCTGTAAAACCTTGTGTTGGGTGATTATGTGTTGGGTCTGATACAGTAGATGTTGCTGTATGAGTATGACTTACTACAACAGCATCAGCACTACCACCAGTTGCACCTACGGCATAAGTTGCACCAGTACCAGAGCCTATAACAAATTTATTTCGTAAGTCTGGTGTTGAGTTATTGCCATCGCATACATACCATCCACTAGGAACAGTTGCAATAGAGCCTGACCACATCATAATCATGCCAGAAACAAATGCAGTCAATGTTGTCCATTCTGGTGATAAACTAGCACCCCTTGATGTCAAGAGCTGACCAGAAGTACCAACAGAGCTATTAGCAGTCAATGTGCTAGATAAAGTTGTATTACCTGTAACAACTAAAGCGCCACCTACGGTAAAGTTATCTGCATCTGTACCAGTTTGCTGGTCTTTAACTTGAGCCATCAACTCACGGATAGCATTATTAATACCAGATGGCGCACAACCCTCGGCAATATCTATGCCACCAATGTCTGTATTGTTGGATGCCGTTGCACTCCACTCACTTATCTTATTTTTACTCATTATTTATCCCCTAGCAAACTCTTTATGATATTTATCTCTTGCTTCTATTGCTACTAATTCTGCAAATTCCAAGTCATCAAAAAATCCAATGTGTTTAACTTTCTTATCAACCCCAATTTGTACGTGCCATTTATTAGCTCTTACATTAAAGCAAACACCCTTAATTCCAATTTTGTTATTTTTGTTTATTTTTCTATTTTGCATATTTTGGTTTCTTGTACATAACCTTAAATTGCAAATGCTGTTATCAGATGGATTGCCATTTATATGGTCTATATGGCTTTCAGGATATTCTCCATAAACATACAACCAAGCTAATTTATGCGCTCTAAAATGTTTATTGTTAAAATTAAACCTTACATAGCCATCTTTTTGAGTATATCCAGCTATTTTACTATTTTTAATCCAAGTAAAAATACCTGTATCTTGGTCATAATTTAATACAGATTTTAAAAACTCTTGGGTTACCATGATTTATCCCTTTAAAAGCCATGTATTATTGCCTACTGGTGTTTCTACCCATGTATTTGAGCCTACTGATGTATCTGTCCAAGTATTTTCTGATTCAGGCATTGGTGTCCAGTTATGACCTAAATTAATACCGACTGCTGTTACTGTAGCATTACCTGTAATTGCGCCTAATCCGTACCATATTGCGCTACCATTAGCATTTACAGTAGCAATGCCATTAATACTTGCATCTGCACTATATTCAACACCACCAAGTGCCGTAACTGTAGCAAGACCGACTACCGAGCCTGATGCTGTGCGTATTCTTATTGAGTCACTTGATACTGTAGCCGTGCCAGTTATTGCACCAGCAGCACTTCTAATCCTGTAAGCCGTAGCTTGTACTGTAGCATTAGCTGTTATTATAGCATTTGCGCTGTAAATTACACTAGAACTTGCAGAAACACTTGCCAAGCCATTAATGCTTGCTACCCCTACTCTTACCCTTACTCCGTCTGCTAAAACAAGCGCATTGCCGACAATTTGAGCGTTTGCTGACTTAACTGTAGCTGCATTTGCAGTAACGGCAGCATTTGCTGTAATAACAGCTTGACCTGTACGGATTGCATAAGCATTTGCAGTAACTAATGCACTACCATCAACACTTGCTGCTGCTAAGATTACTTGGCTGGCTAGTGAGCTATATGGTATCTGTGAAAATGCTGCAAATCCAAACATAATTTATCCTATTAAGGCTACTGCAACGAAACCTACTAAGCCACCTAGTGTGGTTACCACCCAATCCCAAAAGTCAGCAGTATGTGACTCAGGATGTAGGTAGTCGTATATCTCTTTTAATGCAGCAATGATAGCTACGACCACTACAGAGTAAAAGCCGATGAATGGTGTCAACACGGCAGCGATGATAAAGCCTGATATAAAGTGCATTTGCTTGTCGCAAGGCACTTTGCACACGATGCAGAACTGGCTTAGGAAAGCATTGAGTTTAGCGATTATCTTTTCCATTATGATTCCTTAGAAGGTTATTGAACCGCTACCAGTCCACTTATAGACTCTATAACCACCTGCTACTGTAATTGTTGGAGAGCCTGTTGTAGAATTTGCCGCATCGTAGGTGTCTGCGTAGCGGATAATAACTATACCAGAACCACCTGCTTTTGGGCTTGGGTATGAACCGCCACCACCACCACCTGTGTTGGCTGTACCTGCAACTGAAGCACCACCACCTTCACCGCCTCTACCACCACCGCCTGAACCTCCAGCACCGCCTAATCCGCTAACAGCAGCATATCCGCCACCGCCACCGCCACCAGCGTAAGTTACTGATGAGCCAGAGATTGAACTTGCTGTACCATTACCACCAGAGCCACCTTGTAGACCTGAGGTATTTGTACCAACTGCTGAAGCACCACCGCCACCACCGCCACTACCATTGCTGCCTGAACCGCCAGTACCACCAGCATAACCTTGCCCTGCTGTGCCAGCACCGCCAGCACCTGTGCTTGAACCACCGCCACCACCAGAACCACCGCCATTACCTGCACCACCATTGGTATTACCACCACCGCCACCAAGGGATGTGATAGAACCAAATACTGAATCACCACCACTTCCGCTATTTGTAGCACCACCTGCACCTACTGTTACAGTTATGGCAGAGCCAGAAGTGACGGCAAGACCAGTAGCAGTTCTAAATCCACCTGCACCACCACCACCACCAATGTTAAATCCACCTGCACCCCCACCAGCAACAACTAAGTACTCTACATTGGGGGTTGGATTAGGAATATATGCAGTAACGCTATACCAAGTTGACCCATTGTAATATTCTGTAACACCTAGTGTTGTATTGTATCGTGTCATACCTACTGATGGGCTTGCTGGTCGTTGTGCGGTAGTTCCAGCAGGAATAATTAATGCACCAGTAGATGCAGTACCAACCACTCCACTTGATGTAATTCCAGCCGTTCCGTCTAATGTGATTGCCATGTTATATCCTTAAATTATTGTGCCAGTAACACTATACCAAGCTGAACCGTTGTAATACTCAAGCACACCTAAGTCTGTATTAAAACGAAACTTACCTGTGGCTGCTGTAGGTCGTTGAGCAGTAGTTCCTGCTGGCAGATACAAAGCCCCTGTCGCAGCATCCTGTCTTGGAAATATGCCACTAGTAGCAGGTAGTGTAATGGTAGCCGTTACATTATCAACAGCAGCTAATTCAGTTGTACCTGATGTTGCCCCTTTGATTAGTAGGTTAGACATTCTCAACCCATGCTAGTGTTTCTTCATTCCATACATATACTTTACCATCTGTAGGCATGGCTACTGGAGCTGACCATTGGCAAGTGTCTTCATTTAATAACCAGCTTGCATAAGGTTTAGGTGGGATGAATGCATCACGAACTCTATCGTATGTGTAACCAATGCCTGCGTAATTCTTACGTATAGTACCGTTGTAAGATGTTTGAACCCATTTAGAGTAGCCACCTGACCAACGGATAAAGAAAGCCTTACCCATGTCCTCGGACTCTACACCTTCATTAGTCAACATCTCTATGTTGTTTAATGCGTGGACATCTATCACCACGTCGTTTTCATCTAGTTTAGCAAAATAAGCCATATTATTTCCTTAGAATGTAATTGAACCGCTACCAGTCCATTTGTAGACACGATAGCCACCAGCAACTGTTATGGTAGGTGAGCCTGTAGTAGATGTTGCAGAAGCATAGGTATCTGCGTAGCGGATGATTACAACACCTGAACCTCCAGCAGCACCTGCAGCAAATACAGACCCATTTCCTCCGCCTCCGCCACCGCCACCTGTGTTCGCTGTACCAGCAGCTTGCCCTGTATTGGCATCATTTACACCGCCAGCACCGCCACCACCAGCACCTCCAGCACCTGCACTTCCTATACTTGTACCACCACCGCCACCACCTGCATATGTAACAGAAGACCCTGATATTGAACTTGCTGTACCTGCACCACCTGCACCTGCTGGTGTAGACCCGCTAGAGTAACTACCTCCTGCTGCACCTGCACCGCCACCACCACCGCAACCATAATTGTCTATGTTATTACCGTTACCACCATTGTTACCTTGTCCGCTTGTACCAGCACCGCCAGTTTTTGTTCCGCCATATCCACCACCACCACCTGAGCCACCTGCAAAACCGCCTATATTTGCGCCATGCCCACCACCAGTAGATGTAATAGAACCAAAAATAGAGTCACTACCATTAGTTCCTCCACTTGTTTGCCCTGTTGAAGCTCCAGCACCGCCAGAACCAACAGTAACTGTTATGGCTGAACCTGTTGAAACAGATAGTCCTGTTGCAGTTCTAAAACCACCAGCTCCGCCACCACCACCACCAGCTCCACCACCCCCTCCGCCAGCTACTACAAGATATTCTATAGTAGAAGGAGGAACTATAGCAGATATGCTATACCAAGCTGTACCGTTATAGTACTCAGTTACACCCAATGTGCTGTTATATCTAATCATGCCAGTAGCAGGTGTTGGTCGTTGTGCTGTTGTTCCAGTAGGTAATGTCAATGCACCTGTTGTGCTGTCTTGTGTTGGTACAATACCCGATACGGATGGCAAGGTCATTGTAGCAGTCACCGTGTCTGTAGCTTGTACAGTCGTTACACCGCTTGTCGCTCCACCAATAAGTACGGGCATTTAGTTAACTCCTCTTATTACATTACGAGCTTCAGCCCTTAACGCACGAACTGCTGTTGTGTCTTTGTCGTAGTCTGCTGTCATCATGTAATCTGTTGATGCTAGGTAGGCTAGTGCCTCTTGACGCTTGGTTTCTGCTGCTTGTTCTGCTTGAACTAAGGCTAGGTCGTATGTGACTTGATTGCCGTCAGCATCAAAGGCATCATCACCAACTGTGCGAACCACTTGTGGATATAGTTTATATATTGCTTGTATCATGCTG